CACACCCTTCTGAATCAGCCTCTCCGGCTTCGTATTGCCACGCTTAGTGGAAATAACCGTCGTCGTTCTACTTTATCGAACGATGACGGTTATTTCCACTAAGCGTGGCAATACGAAGCCGGAGAGGCTGATTCAGAAGGTGGTGGGGGTCTGGGAAGCGCATTGTGGCGTTTCCCTCCCGTTACCTTCTGACCTCTCGGACACACGTCAATTTAAGGAGTTTTGTGTGGGACTCCTTGAAAACCCTGACGACCACCCATGGGGCGGAGCACTGTTATCTTCGGGAGCGCGTAAGCGGCTCTCGGTAGCAGCGTCTTTGTTCCTCTTCCGCAAGGCCCTGCCTGTGACAGCGGATAAGAGGTCGATGTGCATGTCGCACAGGAAGGCATTCGTGCCTGAATGTCGCGAGGAGCGCAACCCTCTGCCTGCTGGCTATTTGAACTTTGTTCGTAAAATCGTCCGTCGTGAGATGGATGGATTTCACAAAGGTTATCAAGCCGCCGCCTGGAGTCATTCTCCGTCGGTGTCATCCTGCACTGCCTCCTCCCGTTCCAAGGGGGGGTGTAGGGCCTTGCGGCCTGACCGCTCTGCCTTTCTCCGTCGTGTTTTGGGTACTGAGTACTTCGAGGTTGATAACCTTGTTAGGTACGAAGTAGTCATGACGTCGGGGAAGGCCAGAGGGGTGACTGTAGCGTCTCCAGATCTTGGTTATCTGGGTCCATTGCATAAAACGTTATACAGTCACCTCTCCACACTCCCTTGGCTTCTACGGGGAGAAGCCAAGCCTGCCAGATTCTCTTCCTTCACTCAGAAGGAAGGGGAAGTTTTCGTGTCGGGTGACTATGAGAGTGCCTCGGACAACTTGCGCGTTGAAGTTGCCGAGGCTATTGTCGATACTCTCCAGTCTATGTCTTCAAATATACCTGCTACGATTTGGGAAGCAGCGCGTGCGTTCTTGCGCTGTCGTATCAAGTACCCGGATTTGAAGATACCGATCCAATCGGAGGGCCAGTTGATGGGGAATCTTCTTTGTTTCCCATTGCTCTGTCTCCAAAACTATGTCGCCTTTCGTTGGGTCTTCCCAAGGACGATTCCCGTCAAGATAAACGGGGACGACATTGTATTCCGATCGGATCGGGCACGGTACGAAATCTGGTCCGAATTTGTGTCTTCGGTAGGACTTGTTCTGAGCCGCGGTAAGACCCTGGTGAG